CAGTACAGGAAGCCGGGGTCGGTGAGCAGCGCCGGCAGCGCGATTGCGGAGTTAGCCATGAGAGGTCAGCCCTTCTTTTTGGTGGTGGTGTCGCCGATGACGACGGGGTCGCCCTGCGGGGCGGGTGGCGGCTCAGGAACCGTCAGATCAGGTGCCGGGTCGGTCGCCTTGCGGACCAACCCCTGCTGGAGGTAGCCGTGCCGCTCCACATTGGACGCGGGCACAGGGTCGCCCACGTTGTACGCGCGGGCGCCGTCGACCAGGATCGGCTCCGTGGCCACGAACGTGGCGTACTCGGCCGCCTGTGCGGCAGCGAAATCTTCAACATCGGACATGGGGTTCCCTCTCAGGTGACGGTTTGGTAGTGCAGGGTGATAGTGAGTTGCTGCGCGGTGCCGTTCGCGTTGGACAGCGACAGGACGTCGACGTCGAGTTCGGACGTGCCAGATGGGGACAGGACGCCAAGGGTCCGATCGGCGCGCACCGCGGCCTCTAGGGCGTCCACGAGGGCGAACACGCGGGTGCGGACGCTGGGAAGGTCACTGTCACCAGTGAGGCAGTTCAACTGGCTGCGAATCGTGCCCGTCTCGACGTACTGGAACCCGTTCGGGTCTTGCACCTGGTTGTACGTGCCAGCCTGGTCGTTGTCGACGTAGCCGACCGTCATATAGTCGCTGGGCACGTCAGCTGAAACCAATGGGCCGTCGATGACCGTCACCGCAGACCATCCGGACAAGTTCGGCAGCAGCGCCAATAGCCGAGCCACGACAAGCGGCCACTGAGCAGCCATCAGGCAAGCCCAGGAGCGCGCGTAGAGTCCGCGCATAGTTCGATGACCACGCGGGGAACCGCGAAGCCTGACGGCGTCAGGGCCATGTTCGGGTCAGGTGCGCTCAGCACGTTCGGGCGGAATGACTGCTGCTCCTGCGACCAGAGATGGCGGATCAGCCTGCGGGTCGCCATGAGGACGTTGCTGCTGATCGCGGTGCGCCCACTGACGTAGGTGACCTGGACGTTACGCTTGCCCGCCATGAAACACATCGCCACACCAGACGCGCGGCGGGTCACGATACCTGTGGTCAGGTCCACCGTGTAGCCGTAGGCGTCCGAACCTGTACCCGCGAAGATGTCCTGCGCGGTCAGGGTACGCACGTAGGTGCTGCCGTAGGACTCGACGATGCTCGTGATGCTGATGACCGGCGACCAGAGCAGGTTGATCTGTGACGTCCCGCCGTCGTAGGTCTCGACCCGCGTCTTGCGCAGGATCGGGCCGACGATGTCTTCCATGATCGGGGTCACCGCAGCGATCAGCAGCCGGATGTCCTCATCCTTGGTCGTGCTGGCACTCATGCCAATGCCCGCGCGTGCGTCCGCCAGGGAGATGATGAAGCCCGGGTCGGGAGCCATGACGTTGAACACGTCCGAGGACGTGCAAGCGTTGGTGCCTGTCGCTAGCCAGTCGACCACGTAGTGGCCCGCCAAGGTCGCGACGTAGGGGACGGTTGTCGTGTAGACGCCAACCAGACCAGTGACCGCGGGTGTGACCGTCGTCAGGTCAGGCAGGGTGATCGTCAAGACAACAGTGGTCGCGTTCTCAGGGGCGCCAGAGGCATTGAGGACGGTGAACGCCAGCGGGATCGGGTCGCCCAGGTCGAACGTTGCCATCAGCGGGTCTCCTCATCCATTGGCCTCGGGCAGTCGGCCCGCTCAAACTTCGACTTCGGGCCAGCGATCCGGTCAAGCTCAGCCTTCACGGCCCGGACGCGAACCTTGTCGCCCGAGCGGACCGCGGCGGCAAGATCACGCCGAAGCGCCACCACCTCACCGCCGCGGTCCTCACTCACTTCGCGGTCTTCTTCGCGGTCTTCTCGTCGGGCAGGATCTCCCCGCCGACAACCACGGGGCCACCCTTCGCGATCAGCGTCCCGGACTCCTCGAACCCCTTGTCACCGGGGACTAGGCGCCGGTTCTCCGTCGGGTGAACACCCGCGGCGACCCACTGCGCAGCCGAGTCAGGCGCCCGCTCAAGGCCGTACTTCTCCTCATGCGCGGGACCGGTCATCAGGCCGTCACGCTCCGGTTCCGGGTCAGCCGTCGCCAGGTGGTGCGCCTTGCGGGCGTCATCAACGGTGAACACCGACCCGATCTTGCCTTCGGTTTCCTTGGTGAAATGATTGTCGCTCATGTGCTCAATTCCTTTCAGGCAGTAGGTAACTCAGTACACCGGGGTGACGGTGCCGGTTCCGTTGATGACGTTGATCGCAGCGCCATAACGGTCAGGGACGAGGGCGCTGTACGCCAATGCCCGGAACAGGACACCAGCCGAGTCCGCGTAGGGCTGGGTGAAGGTCTCCAACCGGAGCTGGGACTCCCAGAGCCACACGTCCTCAAGCCTGAGCACGTACACCGGGTCCTGGTTGGCCCCGGCGCCGAGGTCCGTCGGGATGTTCGCGTCGACATAGACAGGGAGCCCCTGCATGACACCGACGACACCCGCCGCGACGACACCCGCGCCATCGTCACCGATCGCGTTGAACGCCGGCGTGTTCATCGGAAGCAACGGGCGGTTGCTTGAGTCGAACGACGCGCTGATCCAGCCCCACCTGCGGGGATGCATCACGATCGCAGTGGGCGGCAAGTACCGGGCCGTGTTGATCGCGGCGATGGCCTTCGCCAACGTCGCGTAGAACTTCCCAGCACCAGCCACAGCCGGAGCCGCGTCGGTGTACGCCGTCGAACCAACACCGACAGCATTCGCCACGCCGCGGAGCTGACCGGCAGCACCGGAACCGGCGATGAACTGGGTGTCGAGCTGGCGGGCATAGTCCGCAGCCAGATCCTGGTTGATCATCGTGTCAAACGGAATCCCAGACTGGTCCAGAAGCTGCTGTGCGACGACCTGCTTCCCGCCGATAGTGCTGATACCCGAGGACACGGACGTGGTCGTCAGGTCCGTCTGCGACAGCGCCGTGTTCTGCGTGGTCTGGATCGCGGTCGTGGTCCCGCCACTGATCTTCGGAATGTTCACCGAAGACACGCCAGAGGGCAGTTCCTGGTGGTTGACGAGGTTCGCGAACACCCGCGCCGGACGGGCGAGGGCGATGAAGTCGTTGACCAGCCAGACGGGCGGCGCGAACTCACCACCAGAACCACCAACTGCCCCGGTGTTGCCAAGCGCGCGGGTTTCCTGCGATGAGATGAGCCGGGTCCTGGCCTCACCGGAACCAGAGAGGGTGGCCGCTGCGAGGTCCTTGAAGTAGGAGGTGTCGAGGCGGTCCCGGCGGTAGACCGGGTTCGGCTCGTTGCGGACGCCGTCGCCGTGGGCAACGGTCTCGGTGGCCGCAGCCGTCTCACGGAACGTGGTCGCGGTCGCGGCCTCACGGATCTCGACCTCGACCAGCTGTGCGATGCGCGCGTCGATCTCGCCGAGGCGGACCAGCCCTGCATCAAACTCGGTGTTCTCCTCGGTGGTGAGGCTACGTGCCTCGCCAGCCTCGGTTACTGCGTTGGACAGGGCCTCGAGCGTGGCCTTGAGGGCCGCTCGCTGCTCCTGGAGTCGCTTCAACATTCTGTGCTCCTTACAGAGGGGTTGGGTTCTTCCTGACCTCTCCCGCAGGCACAGCAGGGCACCGCGGCCACCTTTCGAGGGGTGGGTTCGGTGAGCCGGTGAGACTGGTTGAGCGGTGGTGCGGTACTTCAGCCGGCGAGAAGCAGGAGCTTCTGTCGGAGTTCTTTGGCGACGGTCGCGGCGAGCATCTCGGGGTCGGGCTCGTCTTCGCAGTCGGGGTTCGGGATGTTCAGGGCCTCGGAGATGTCTTCCTGCGCCTCGTCCACGATCAGGTCGACGGCGCTGAAGTATGCGAGTGCACGGGTCAGCACTGAGGCGATGTCCTCAGTCGTGGCATCCCTGGATTCGAGGGCGCGGAGCGCAGACGCGATGGCGTCGATGGCCGGCACACCAGCGGAGCGCAGCGCAGCCTTGGCGTTCGGGTTCGCCGGGTACGTCACCACAGACACGTCACCATCTGCCAGATCCAGACCGAGCAGCGTGCGCTTGGTCATGTCGTTCTCCCAGATGTCCTCCTGGGTGCGGAACGCGAAGCTCATCTGGTTCAGGTCGCCGCGCTTCATCTTCGGAACGAGGGCGGCAACGTCAGGGTCGGACGGGTCGAGTTCGGCGGACACCATGAGGCCGCGCTTGTCGGTGTCCAGGGTCAGCGTTCCGCTCGCGGTGCGCGCCAGTGGCAGACCTTCGTGGTTGATGAGCAGGCGCACGTCGGGCTTCTGACCAAGCGTCCGCTTGAACGCCCCGGCATCGACGGTCTCGGTGTACCAGCCCATGTCGTAGGGCTGTCCGAAGGTGGACGCGTATCCGGTCAGGGTGACGACGTCGGACGCCTCTCGGACCTCAAGGCCGGCGACGGCCATCCTGCGCTCGAAAGTCTTCATGCCGGTTCTCCTTCGGTGCCGCGGACGACAATGACCTCTGCCCCATTGCTGATGACTGTGACCTTGGTGCCTTCCGGCAGCCTGCCCTCGACCTTTGTTTTGATCGCCAATGCCTGCTCGACTGTTAGACGATCTTTAAAGGTGAGGATCAGCGCATCGCCCGAGCGAACAACAACACCCTCGGCGATACGCACACTGTTGTCGCTCATGCCGGTTCTCCTTCGGTGGCGGTCGCGTCCATGGTCGGCGCCGACTTGGGCAGCGTGGACTTCGGCAATCCGGTCGGTGATGTCGTCAAAGGGATGATCTCGAGCCACGCCTTCTGCTCGTCAGTCAGCGGCGGCAGGTCAGTACCCTGCCAAGCGCGGACCTCGTTGGGGTCCTGCTGCTTGGACGCGATGGCGATGGCGCCCGCCTTGATGCGTCCCTCAAGGTCGGTCCTCGTGAGCACTGACGTGTCGAAACGGGCGTGCCGCTGGCCGGGCATCAGCGGGGCCAGTGCGGCCTCAATACGGGTGAGCCACGGCTGCACGCTGTATGTCAGGAAGTCGATGCCCTTGCTCTCGATGTTGCTATATGTGAGCGAGTTGCCAGCCTCGGCCGCGATCATCTCGGGAGGGACGCCATATATGCGGGCAATCGACGCCACGCTGTACTTCTGCGTCTCGATGAACTGGCTCTCATTGGGCGAGACAGACAGGGGCGTGTACTTCAATCCGGCGCCAAGGACTAGCGGCTCGTTGCCCTTCTTCGTCTTGAACGCGTCCAAGATCGTCTTAGACTGCTCCTTGTTGATCGACTGATCCGACGTGAGCACCGACTTCGGGTTAGGCGCGTCAAGGAACCACCCGAGACCAAACGCCTGAATCGCGGCATCGATGTTGATTTGGCTCGCGGCGTATTGGATCGGCGACAACCCGAGAGACGAACCGGGGAGGCGGAACGCGCGCACATGCCACAAGTCCTCATTGCAGATGATGCCACCGCGCGTTGAGTAGACCAGTTTGCCCGTCTTCAGATCGCGCCGGGTTTGCACGTCGTCAGGGTTG